TGATAAAGGTTTAAAAGGAATTGGTGGAGCAGGGCAGGTAGCAGGTAAAGGTTTTAAGGTTATGGGTACTGCTATGAAAGCAGCAGGTATAGGTATTATAGTAACTTTATTTGCTAAGTTAGTAGAACAGCTACAAAAAAATCAGAAGTTTATGGATGCTATGAATAAAATATTTTTAGCGTTAGAGCCTATCTTAATTGCTGTTGCAGAAGTTATTGCTGTATTAGTAGAGGGTATGGCAGATTTACTTGGTGCAACCATAAGTGCTATTTCAGGAACAAAAGATATGACAGCTTCTTTAGTAAAACAAAGAAATGAAGTAAAATTATTAGAGGCTGAATTAGGATTATTACAATTACAGTATCAACAAGAAGCAGAGTTAATGCGACAAATTAGAGATGATGAGAGTTTAAGTATTCAACAAAGAATAGATGCAAACTACGAATTAGGAAAAGTTTTAGAAGAACAATTACAGCACGAAAGAAGTATAGCTATAGAAAGTTTAAATCTTGCAGAAATAGAATTAGCAAGAAATAAAAATAATGTAGATCTACAAATTGCTTTATTAGATGCTAAAACAAAACTTGCTGAAATAGATGAAAGAATTACAGGACAAAGGTCAGAGCAGTTAGTAAATCTAAATTCATTAGAAAGAGAAAGAAAAACACAGCAAGAAGAAAATGCAAGGATTAGAGAGGAGCAGTTAGAGAAAGAGGCTAAAATGCTACAAGACTTAATTGATTTACAGAATGAAGATATAAAAGTAAAGAAAAAAGCAAATAAAGATTTAAATGCACAATTTGAAAATGCAGAACAGGCAAATGCAGAACTTATAAAGCAGAAAAAAGAGCAAATGCAGGCAGAGTTAGATGCCCTTGATGCTAGTGTTAAAAACGCTAAAGCTAATATAACTACTCAAAAAGAACAAACACAAGCATATAAAGATGAAATAGAGGAAAGAAGTAAATCTGATCAAGAAATAGCAAAACAAAATGAAAAAATAATTAAAGAAGAACTAAGACTTTTTAGAAATACTGAAAGAATTTTTGATATGGCTTATACTCATTCTTCTGAAAGGGATAGAGAAAGCCTTGCTCAAAGAACTATGTTTAATGAATTACTTAAAGATTCAAATCTTCAGAGTATAGAAGATGTAGATGTTTTTATGGAAAAGATGCAAGAACAACAAGATGCTATAATAGAATTTATGGAAAATGATGAGGAAACTTCTCAAAAATCAGTAGATGCTATGAAGGAAAGATTTGAAAAGCAAAATAATATGATAGAGGTTTATAGAGATAATATAGAAAGAAAATTAGTAGATACAAGTGAAAACATTAATGCTATAACAGAGGAGCAAATAGAAACTTCTGAGCAAAGTGCCGAAGCATCACAAAATATAATTAATAACTCAGCTCAAAAGAAAATAGAGATTGAAGAAAAGTATGCCCAAGAAATAGAAGAAATAGAAAAAAGTTTAGGGGAAACTAAAGAAACATTACAACAACAAGCAGATGATGAGTTATTTTTACACTTTGAAACAGCACAGCAAAAAGAAATTAGATTAGCTAAGGAAAAGTATGATAGACTAATTGGACTAGCTCAAGGTAATGCTGAGGACACTAAAAAACTAGAACAAGAAAAAGCTGATGTAATTAAAGAGATAAATGAAAGAGAGCAAAAACAAGCTGAGAAAGATGCAAAAGCAGAGATAGAAAATGAAAAGAAAAAAGCTAAAATACTTAAAGATTTAAAACAACAAGAAGCCCTTAAAACTTTGCAAATGGGTATGGATTTAGCTAAAGAGGGTACCGCTACTTATAAAGCTGTTGCAAGTGCTGAAACTATTATGGCTACTTTTTTAGGTGCACAAAAAGCAATAGCTCAAGTTCCTTTCCCTTTTAATTTTGCTCAAGCAGGTTTAGTTATAGCAACAGGTATAAAGAACTTAGCAGAAATTAGTAAAACTAAAGTACCTGGTGGTGGTGGTGGTGGAGCTTCTATGCCTGATACTGTTACTGATGTTGGTGGAGATATGACAGGAGATGTTCCATCAGTTACATTTGGAGCTGTTGAATCAGATGCCCCCCCTATTCAAGCGTATGTTGTAGAGAGTGATGTGAGTGGCGCACAGGCTTTACAAAGTGAACTTGATTTACAAAGTACCCTATAAACAAAATATTAACTTTTAATATATACTATTACAATGGCTGAAAAAAAGATAAAAAAAAGATTAGTAGAATTAATCATAGATGAACAATCAGAAAGATTTGGCGTTGAAGCTATAAGTCTTGTTGAATTTCCTGCGATAGAGGAAAACTGGGTGTTCTTCAATAAAGATAATTTCCTATCCTTAGCAAAATTAGATGAAGAAAAAAAAACTCTTGTAGGAGCTGTACTTATTCCTGAAAAAGAAATACCTAGATACGATCAAGAATTAAACGAAGAATACATAGTATACTTTAGTAAAGAAACTATTAAACAAGCTCAGGAGCTATTTATGAGTAGTTTAAGAAACAATAATGCTACGTTTGAGCATAAAGTACCTATTGAGGGTTTAAGCGTTGTAGAGAGCTGGATTAAAGAAGATGAAAAATATGATAAGTCATCACAATTTGGGTTTGAAAATATGCCTCTTGGAACTTGGTTTGTAAAAATGAAAGTCAATAATGATGAGATGTGGGAGAAAGTAAAGAACAAAGAAGTAAGAGGATTTAGCATAGAGGGCTACTTTACAGATAAACTAATTGAGGCTTCTAAAAAGAGAGCATATAAAGATATAGAAAATAAAATAGCTGTTGTAGGAGCTTTAGATGGAGAGCCTTTATTTGCTACTAAAGAAGAAGCTGAGGCATACGCTAAGTTATTTAAGAATTGCGAGGGTTATCACGAACACGAAGTAGAGGGAGTAATTAGATATATGGCTTGTGAAAAACATTCAGATGCTACTGAAATGAGAAAGAAAAAAACTTATAAAAAGAAAAAGAAAAAATATTATGATAAAGACTCATTATCTGATGAAGATTTATTAGACAGAATAAGAATGATTATAGCTCAGGATGAGAAAGACCAATTTGAGCTAATGAAAGAATACATTACAAAAAGGGCGTTAGCAAAATATCCCTGGAAACAATGTATCGCTGATATGAAAAAAAAGTATGGAGAAAAATCTGCTGCTAAAATCTGTTCAGCTATTAAAAGTGGTACTGTAAAAAGGTAGCCTGTAAACAAATATTAAATTAATTATATATACTTATAAAAATCTATTACAATGAAAGACACGTTAGAAAAAATCAAAACTTTGTTGTCTATTGATAACAAAGAGTCTAAGGAAGTTAAAATGTATGCAGAGATGAAACTAGATGATGGGAGAGTTGTAGCTACCGAAGATGAACAATTTATGATTGGCTCTGAAGTCTTTGTAGTAAATGATGATGGCGAGGCAAGTCCTTTAGCAGCAGGATCATATACTATGGAAGATGGAGCTAAACTTACTATTGATGACAATGGTAAAATCTTAGATATGGGAGAAGAAAAAGAGGCTGAAGATGTAGAAGCTGAAAAAGAAGATAAAGAAGAAATGGCTGAACACGATGAGGCAGATGTTGCTGATTGGGAGGGAATGGAAAAGAGAATCAAAAACCTTGAAGATGCTGTAGCTGATTTAAAAGCAGATAAAGAAAATATGTCTGTAGAAAATGAAGAAACAGTTGAAGAAGTTACTGAAGATGAAAAAGTAGAAATGTCAAAAGATATGGTTACTAGCTTAGTAGAAGAAATAGAACACTTAAAAACTAAGTTATCAGAAATGGAAGAACAACCAGGAGCTGAGGGTTTTAACCACAATCCTGAAACAAACACTAAATCTAAAGTAGATTTAGGTAAAATGTCGCTTAATGACAGAGTTAAATATTTAATAAATAATTAGAAAAATGGAAAAAGTAAATAAAAATGAAGTTATGAAACTTGCTAATAACAAACGATATGAGTTTGATATTACTGTAAATAGTGATACTTACGCAGGTGTTCATAGTTTACCATATGTAACTGCTGCATTACGTAGTCCTGACACAGTTGCTAAAGGTTATGTAAGGACTATAGATGGATTAACTAAATCTGCTGTAATTAATAATATTGCTTCAAGCAATCCTATTGTTGCTGCTGCTTGTTCATTCTCAAGTGGTAATGATACTTCTACATCAGAACAAATTTTAACACTTACTGACTTAAAAGTAAATGAAGAAATTTGTAGAGGTACTATCTTTCCAACTTGGATGGGGCAAGGAATGGACAGAAACGGAAACCTACCTCAAAATTTTGGAGATTTCTTATTGCAAGTAATTGCAGGTAAGGCTGCTGCTCAATTAGAGATTGGTATATGGCAAGGAGCTTCTCCTTTCGGAACAGGTTTCTTATCAGATGATGGAACTCAAGATGAAACAGGAGCAGATGCTTCAGCTTGTAAAGACTTCTCAGAAGTTGACTTTGCTGATGCTTTCTT